CCCCAAAAAAGGAACGTGTATACTTTGTTCACTCCCCGCACCGCCCACTTGCCAGACCCCCCATCCCCGCGCTATCTTCCCACCATGGATACATACCCTCTCCAGCATACGAAGTGGTCTGACCGCCTCGCGTTCGACGTGGCCCTCGCGCTGGAAGGCAGCGGGGAGTCGCTCGACGAGATCAAGCAGCGCCACGGCATCACGGCCAGTGACCTGCTGGTGTTCAACAAGGACAGGGTCTTCCTCAAGAAGGTGGATCACTACCGCGACGACATCCGCGAGAAGGGGCTGACCTTCAAACTCAAGGCCCGGGCACAGGCCGAGGAGCTCCTCACAACGTCTTGGGGATTGATCCACAGCCCGGATGTGTCTCCGGCGGTGAAGGCCGACCTCATCAAATCCACGGTGAAGTGGGCGGGGCTGGAGACCAAGACGGACGAGGCCCCCGGTGGTGCCGCCGGTGGGGTGAAGATCAACATCAACTTCGGGAACAACGCGCCGCCCATGACCCTCACGGCGGACGTGGAGGGCGAAGCCATTGAACTCGATCCTGACATGTTTTGACAGCGACTATGAAGGGTCTCCGGCGGTCCGTCTCCAAACGCTACGAGAGCATGAAGACCTACGCGCTGCGCTTGAAAGCGAAGGCCACTCGTACCGGACGAAGATCGTCCCCCCACGTGGCAGAACGCACAGACGCCCAAAAGGACGCCCGAGGGAAATCGTGGTGATGCTGGTGAAGGAGTACGTACGTGGGTGATAAGATCGTTATGGGGTGCGACTGATGTCACTGGAAATCGACTACACCCCACCGCCCACCGGGCAGAAGTTCATGGAGTCGGACGCGAAGATGCGCGTGCTGATGGGCCCCGTTGGGTGCGTTGCACCCGACACTTTGGTGCTTACCGAGTATGGGCCTATACCCATCTGGCGTATAGATCGTCCAATGCGCGTTGTATCGTGGAGCGACAAGACATGTCGATTCCAGCTTTCTTGGTGTGGTGGTGCGTTCCCAAAAGGTACGGACTATCTGCTTCAAGTGATAACGCCGCAAGGAGTATTTGCCGCAAACGAACATCACCGGACTTACGCCGCTGACCATAGCTATCTACCTGTTGGATCACTTTGCCCCGGTCAGTCCTTGTCCCTATGTTCTGATATCCCTGCGCTGACCAAAGTTTTGTGCGGCCAACCGTTGTCGCTGCAAGATGCTCCGCGTTCGACGAGAACAGCCGTAGATTGTCTGGTGCGTTATGCAGAGTCAGCCCGTCAACGTGGTCTACAACTTCTTCGGGAAGAAGGTACCGACCTAGCTTTTGTTCAATCACCAGACGATGTTCATAAATCAGCTTACCGGCGCGATTGGTCCGCTGGCGGGCGTAGGGGTGGTCTGATGGGGCGGTTACAAGAACGTACCCGTCAAAGTCTATACGCCGCCCTGTCTTGTATTGATGGTTTGCTGCACCCGGTTGTGCGCCTTCTCCCCGGCGTGGAAGGTCTAGCCTTAGCAGGACCTTACGGACATAGCGTGGTGTCAGACCAACAAGCCCGGCTATCTCCGCAGACGTACGAGTGCCGTCTGCCAGAGCCACAATCTTCTTCGTGTTCTCACCCATTGGACATTCCCTCCATATCCGACGGGGCCATCGTATCGGTTACCCGGGAGGCCGTCAAGCGGTCTTACTGGGACATGCAGGTACTTGACACAAACAACTACGTTACGGTGGATGGGGCGATCCATCATAACTCGGGCAAGTCCGTGTCATGCAGCTTCGAGATCATCCGCCGGGCGGCGCTGCAGGAGCCAGATGCCAATACCGGCAAGCGCAGGACGCGGGCGGCTATCGTCCGTGAGACGGCACGCCAACTTCAGGACACGACAATCAAGACGTTCCTCGACTGGTTCCCGCCGGGGGTGTGTGGGCGGTACATGCGCACCACCAAGACCTACTTCTTCGAGGTGGGCGACATCGAGTGCGAGATCATGTTCCGGGCGCTGGACGACGCCGACGACGTGGCCAACCTCAACTCGCTGGAGCTTACGTTCGCGTGGTTCAACGAGTGCAGGGACATCCACCCCGAGATCGTCGACGCCATGTCGAAACGTATTGGGCGATTCCCGTCCTCCAAGGACGGTGGACCGACGTGGTTCGGAATGTGGGGGGATACCAACCCGCCAACCATGGACACATGGTGGTACTACCAACTCGAACGCCTCGACCCCAAGGACGGCGTCTCACCGAACAACAACGGGTGGGATGTGTTCAAGCAACCCTCGGGGCGGAGCGTCTACGCCGAGAACATCGAGAACCTGCCGGATGGGTACTACGACACACAGGGTCGCTCGGAGGAGTACATCCGGGTCTTCATCGACGGAGAGTACGGGCTGAGCAGCAACGGGCAACCGGTCTACCAGTACTTCCGCCCGGATTACCACATGGCCAGCCAGACGCTCAGACCACTGCTGAATGGGGTGCGGCCACTCATCGTGGGGGTCGACTTGGGCTTGACCCCGGCGGCGGTTCTGGGGCAACAGGACCCTCGCGGGCGGGCCTTGGTTCTCGACGAGCTTGTGAGCTTCGACATGGGGATTCAACGCTTCGTCCGCACGATGCTCAAACCCCTGCTATATGAACGCTTCTCCGGTGCGCCGGTCCTCATCGTGGTGGACCCGGCGGGTGTGCAGCGGGCGCAGACCGACGAGCGGTCGGCAGTGGACATCATCAAGGCCGAGGGGCTGCGGGTCATCCCGGCCAAGACCAACAAGGTCAGTGCGCGGATCAACGCCGTGGACGACTACCTCATGCGGCAGGTGGACGGCGACCCTGCGTTTCTGCTCGACCCACGCTGCACGCGGCTCAAGGCTGCCATGATGGGCGGCTACCGGTTCGACAAGAACGGCGGGATCGACAAGAACAAACACAGCCACGTGGCCGAAGCACTTCAGTACCTGATGCTACATATAGCGTCCGCAGGGGAGGGGCAGCACATGATACAGCGGAGGGAGGTAAAACCTGTTGCATCCCTCGGCTGGACATAGTATGCAACTCGTGTCACAAGGTCTCAACGCTACTCGTTGGAACTTGCTCGATACGACTGACTTGCCCCGCCGGTCCTCCCCCGGCGGGGTTTTTTCTTTGGCTTGCCGTGAAATAGGTTGGTGTGTATATTACACCTGAGAGGTACCCAATGGCTGGCCTGACAATTCTTCGCGTAGTTAATAATGAAGCTCTCGACCGGCAGGAACGTGAGCGGATTGATCGTGAGCTACAGGCACGGCAGAACACCCCTCTCATCCTCGGCCTGACGGCGTATCTGCGCGAGTGCTGGGACGCCGCACGCATCGCCAAGAAGCCCATCGAAGACATCATGTTGCGCGCCATGCGGCAGCGCAACGGTGAGTACGAAGCGGACAAGATGAGTCAGATCAGGAACCAAGGTGGTTCCGAGGTCTATATGATGATTACCGAGGTGAAGTGCCGGGCCGCTGAGAGTTGGCTGCGGGACATCATGCTCGACCAAGGGATGCCGCCGTGGGATTTGAACCCGACGACCATCCCTGACCTGTCACCGGACACTGACACCGAGATCGAACAGGCGTTCGGGGCCAAGGTTGTCGAGATGCTTCAGTCGCGGGGGCAGGCCCCTACGGTGGAGGAGATGACCGAACTACGCGAGATGGTCGCGCAGGACTACCGGTTCCGGGTGCTGCAGGAGGCGCAGAACCGCGCCGACAAGATGAAGTACAAGATCGAGGATCAGTTCGAGCAGGGCGGGTGGTCTGAGGCGTTCAACGAGTTCATCACTGACCTCGTGACCTTCCCGGCTGCCTTTGTGAAGGGGCCAGTGGTGCGCCGCCAGCGGGTGCTGGGGTATAACAAGGTCAACGGGACCACGGTCGTCGAGGCCACAGAGCGGCTTGGGCCGGAGTTTGAGCGGGTCGATCCCTTCCGCATGTACCCAGAGCCGGGCATCCGGCACATCGACGACGGGTATGTCTTCGAGCACCACCACATGAGCCGGATGGAACTGGCGGACCTGATCGGTGTGCCGGGCTACGACGACGAGGCTATCCGCAAAGTGCTGGAGATCGGCAACGGGCAGTCGTGGATCAGCGAGGGGCTTGAGGGGAAGGACGAGCAGGAGCGGCTGTACTACACCGAGATGCGTCCGACCGACATGTTCGATGCTCTGGAGTTCTGGGGCAAGGTCAACGGCGAGATGCTCCGCGAGTGGGGCCTGAGCGACGAGGAAGTGCCGGATGCGGCGCGGGAGTACGACGCCAATGTCTGGGTCGTGGGGAACTACGTCATCAAGGCGGTGCTGAACTACGACCCGCTGGGCGAAAAGCCCTATGCCAAGACGAGCTTCATCAAGCAGCCCGGGGCATTCTGGGGCAAGGGCATCCCCGAGATCATCGAAGATGTCCAAAATATCTGTAACGCGGCAGCCCGGGCGCTCGTGAACAACATGGCCATCGCCTCCGGCCCGCAGGTCGAGGTCAACCTCGAGCGCATCCCGCCCAACGAGGACATCACCCAGCTTCACCCGTGGAAAATCTGGCAGACGATGAACGACCCGCTCGGGTCGAGTGCGCCTGCCGTGCGCTTCTCGCAGCCGGATTCACGTGCCAACGAGTTGATGGGCGTCTACGACCGGTTCTCGCGGATGGCGGACGACCACAGCGGCATACCGGCCTACATCTACGGCGACACCAACGTGCAGGGGGCCGGGCGCACAGCCTCGGGCTTGTCCATGCTGATGGGGTCGGCGGGCAAGGGTATCCGGCAGGTGGTGATGCACATCGACAACGACATCATTCACCCCGTGGTCAAGCGGCAGTTCGTCTACAACATGCGCTACGATCCCGACGAGTCGATTAAGGGCGACGTGGAGATCGTGCCACGCGGGGCGATCAACCTCGCGGTCAAGGAGACGGTCAACATCCGCCGCGTCGAGTTCCTCAACGCCACGGCCAACCCCATCGACATCGAGATCATGGGTCCCACCGGGCGTGCGGCTATCCTGCGCGAAGTCGCCAAGGGCCTGCAGATGCCGGTCGATGAGATCATCCCGTCGCGGGAGAAGATGTCCCACGAGCAGAAACTGGCCGCGCAGGTTGCGGCCATGCAGGCTACGCAGGGCGGACAACAAGCCGGTGCGCCGACGCCCACCCTACCGGGCGGTATGCCTATGGGCGGGCAGCAGGCAAACACCGTGATGAATCGTGACACTGGGGGTGCAGGATGAAGCGCCCTGACCCCAGAGTAGTCAAAGCTCTAGCTCTGACGGTGCGCCAGTTTCCCGAGGTCCATCAGTGGATCGACGGTTGGTGTCGCCATGAGATGGAGCAGCTACCCAGTGTTGGTCAGAACGTGGCACTTGCACAGGGGCGGTGTCAGGTTCTGAAAGAGCTTCGTGATCTTATGGAAAAATCCCCTGACCTCGCGGCAGAATCCAAACATGGATAGCTGTTGATTACGCACACCGATAGGAGCGTTCACTATGGCACTACCAGCGCAAGTTCGCAAACAGTCTGAGGCAGTTAACAAACTGTACGAAGAACTCAACGCAGAGAATGGACAGGCGGTCGATACGACCGAACCTGAACAGGAAGGTGTTGAGGATGTATCACAGGGCAGAAACGCCGACAGTGTAGCGAAGGAAGCACCCGCGCCCACGGCAAAAGAGCAGCCTGAAGGCGACAAGACTGAGAAGACCCTTGAGCAGAAGTACAAGACCCTGCAGGGTATGTACAACGCCGAGGTTCCCCGGCTTCACGCTGATAGGCGTGAGCTTACCAACCGTGTTCAGCAGCTTGAACAGTTGATCGCTTCGATGAATGCCGCGCCTGTGAAGCCACAGGCTCCCATGGAAAAGCTCGTTACCGCGCAAGACGTGGAAGATTACGGCGACTCAATCGATGTAATGCGGAGAGTTTTCCGCGAGGAGATGTCCTCTAAGGACTCCGAGATCAACGAACTCAGGCATTTGGTGCGGCAGATGCAAGGCACCGTGGTCCCTCAGGTCCACCAGCTTTCGCGGAGCCATGCCGTGTCAGAGGAACAGCGGTTTTGGGCGGACCTACAGACGGCTGTACCTGACTGGCAGGACGTAAACACCAACCGCGACTTCCAGTCGTGGCTGTTGGAAGTCGATCCGCTCACGGGTATTCCGCGCCAGACCTATCTGGATGACGCTCAGCGTAGTCTGGATGTCCGTCGGGTGGCGAATTTCTTCTCCGCTTGGAAAGGGTTGTCTGGTGTACCGGATGCTCAGACTAATCGGACGGCTCAGCCTTCTCAGCTTGAGAAGCAGGTGGCCCCGGGGCGTGGACGCTCTGGGACATCTCGCGCCGCAGGCGAACCCAAGACATACTCCTCTGATGACATCAAAAACTTCTTCACTGATGTGCAGAAGGGGAAGTATAAAGGGCGGGAAGATGAGCGTGACCGCATCGAACGTGACATTTTCGCTGCACAGCGGGAAGGTCGCATAGTCACTGCATGATCCACAGGAGATAAATCATGTCCTACCCCGTATCGGGTGGCCGCCCCAACTACAGCGGCAACTTCATCCCCGAAATTTGGTCGGGTAAACTGATCGAGAATTTCTACGACGCCACCGTGCTGTCCGCGATCTCGAACACCGATTACGAAGGTGAAATCCGCTCTTTCGGTGATACGGTTAACATCCGTACCACCCCGGAAATCACCATTCGGGATTACGTCAAAGGTCAAACTCTGACCGTTGAAAACCCTGACAAGCCGAAGCTGCAGCTTGTCATCGACAAGGGCGAGTACTTCGCCTGCGTTGAGGACGATGTTGATCGCATCCAGTCGGATATCAACCTCATGGACACTTGGTCCAAAGACGCTTCTGAGCGTATGAAGATCAAGATCGACCAGCGCGTGTTGACCGATATGTTGCCCGACATTGCGGCCACCAACAAAGGTGCAACCGCAGGCGAGCAGTCGGCCTCGTTCAACCTTGGCACTACCGGCTCACCGCTGGTCGTCACCAAGGACGGTGCGTCCTCGACCACTGCTGTTGTCGATCTGCTTGTCGACATGGGCACTGTTCTGGACGAAGCAAACGTTCCTGAATCTGACCGCTATGTTGTTATTCCGGCGAAGCTGGCTAACCTCATCAAGAAGTCGGAACTCAAGGACGCATCGCTCTCTGGCGATGGCACTTCGGTCCTACGTAATGGGCGTCTCGGCATGATCGACCGTTTCACGGTCTACGTGTCGCACAACCTGAACGTATCGAGCGGTAAGTACAGCCTCATCGCTGGCCACAAGATGGGTTTCACCTTCGCGTCTCAGATGACCGAGATGGAAACCATCCGCTCCGAGTCGACCTTCGGCAACATCGTTCGCGGTCTGCAAGTCTACGGCTACAAAGTTGTGAAGCCGGAAGCTCTTGCTCAGGCCGTCATTTCGTTCTCGTAAGGAGGGATGACGCATGACTACTTACACTGACTCGCTGGGCTTCAACAAAGGCGTTGCCGCCTACCCCGCCAAGGGTATCGGTGCGGTCCTGAAGCTCGAAGTAGAACTCGACTTCGCAGCCATCACGGCAGCACGTGCTGCCGCTGGTGCCACTGCGTTAACGGGGGGTGACGTACTCGAGGTCATCCAGATTCCAGCTAAGACGCAAGTTCTGGCTGTCGGTCTGGACGTGACCACCGCCGAGGGCGGCACGCTGACTATCGACGTGGGCGACGGGGTTGACCCGGATGGCTTCCTCGATGGTGTGAACGCCAACACCGCAGCTGGCTACTCGTCCACGACGGTTACGCTGGTTGAAGGTGCCCCGAACACGCTATCCCCTGCCTTCGGGTTCGGTAAGTACTACGGTGCTGCCGACACTATCGACGTGACGACCGTGAACGCGGCGGATACGGCGGTGATGAAGGTCTGGGCCATCGTGGCTGACTGTAACTAATGGTGGGGGCTTCGGCCCCCACCCCCAACTCAGGAGGCTAAGATGGGTGTCTATCGCGGAGTAACGCAGGACAATGCCACTATTAACGGTGGTACGCTCTACAACGTGACGGTGACGGGCGGTACCCTTGCAGGTACGTTGACCGGTAACGTAGTTGCGACGGCTGGCTACATCCAGCTTCGCACGGCGACAGCGGCAAATATCGCGGCTATCGCTAATGCGGTGAACACGACTGGCAAGGTTGCCGGAACCGTCGTGTTCGATGTGACCAACAGCAAGCTCAAGGTTGCGACTGGCGCAAACGCCAACTCAACTTGGGTCGATGCTGATGGTACAAACGCCGTAACCCCGAGCTAATGAGCAGGCCCTTCGGGGCCTGCCTCACCTTACGAGAGGACCCCGCCCATGCCCATAAACCTAACGGGCTCAAATATCAGCGCGACGTTCGACCAACTCCTCCATGTCGACGATGGTCCTGCGGCGACGGAAAAAGTTGTCTACGGCGGTACTGGCGTGGCGACAGCCCTCAAGGTTGGTACGCAGTCCGTTTCTGTGGACAACATCCAGTTCGACGGCAACACCATTTCTTCGACGGACACCAATGGTGACATCGAGCTTACACCTAACGGCACAGGTGCCGTAACCACTGACAACTTGTCGTTCGATGGCAACACGATTGCCACGACGGACGCGAACGGGAATCTGATCCTCGCGCCGAACGGCACAGGCTCTGTCAATATCTCGAACATCAACGTCACCGGCGGCTCTATCAGCGGCGTGACGTTTACTGGTACCTTTAACGGTATCACCTCGATCACCGCGACCTCGTTCTTCACGGATACATTGGACGCGGGTCTTACGCTTGCAGGACAGGCACTGACGGCTGACGGTACAGATACCGACATCGACATCGACATCACGCCCAAGGGCACGGGCGAGGTGAACCTCCCAAAGGTGGACATCGACGGCGGAGCCATCGACGGGACAACCATTGGCGCGACGGCAGTTTCGACCATCCGTGGATCGACGGTACTTGCCACGCAGGGTGCGGGGTACGCTACCGGTGCCGGGGGCACGGTCACACAGCTTACCAGCCGCACGACCGGTGTGACGCTGAACCAAGCCTGTGGGGCGATCACACTCGTCGCCGGGTCACTCGCCGGACATGAGGCAGACGAGTTCACCCTAACCAACAGCGAGATTGCCGCGACAGATGTTGTGATCGTAAACATCAAGTCCGGCGCAGATGCCGCGACCCGGAAGTACTACACCATTGCTGTGACGAGCGTCAGCGCCGGGTCCTGCACAATCTCCATCGGGAACAACGACAACGGCACGCTTCCTGCGGCTGGCACCGACACGCTGGTGCTCAGCTTCGCCGTCATCAAGGGGGTCACAAGCTGATGGCTAAATCTCCGGCGTGGCAGCGCAAGGAAGGCAAAGACCCCAAGGGTGGTCTGAACGCGAAAGGGCGCGCATCGGCAAAGAAACAGGGTATGAACCTCAAGCCCCCCGCGCCGAACCCGAAGACCAAGGAGGACAAGGGCCGCCGCGCCAGCTTCTGCGCCCGGATGGAAGGGATGAAGAAGAAGCTGACCAGCGAGAAGACCAAGCGCGACCCGAACAGCCGGATAAACAAGTCTCTGAGAGCGTGGAAGTGCTGACATGGCAGACAAGAGCAGCCCCAAGCCCACCAACCCGGCCCTCTGGTCTCGCGTGAAAGCTGGGGCCAAGAAGAAGTTTGACGTGTACCCCTCTGCCTACGCCAATGCGTGGGCCTCGAAGGAGTACAAGAAGCGGGGCGGTGGCTGGCGTGGTCCGGACAACCGGGTGAAGAAATGAGCAAGGGCGGGTTGGGCAAATGGTTCGGGGAAAAGTGGGTCGATGTGAAGACCGGCAAGCCCTGCGGTCGCTCCGGTGGCGAGAAGTCCAGCCGCTCCTATCCGGCTTGTAGACCCGCCAAGGCCGCCGCTAAAATGACCGCCGCTGAAAAGCGGTCCATGGCCGCGAAGAAGACAAGTTCGACCCGCAAATCATGGCCGGTAACGCCATCTGGAAAGAGGAAGTCACAATGACCACCAAGTATCTGCGCAACAAAGTCGATGGGTTCATCTACGGGTGGAACCCGATCCTCGCCAAAAACCCGAAGTGCGTGGAAGTGACCGAGGAAGAAGCCTTCCCCGAGCGTTTCGTGAAACCTGAGCAGGTCGAAAAAGTCAAACAAAGGCGCGCCAAGACCAAGACCGCCGCCGTGGATTTCTCCACGCCCGAGGATCAGGTGGACGACGCGCCGCCCGCCACGTCGCCGGAGCTTTCGGCTGACGCATCGCAAGGTCTGCCCGGATGACACCAGCCGAGATCATCTCCGAAGTCCGCAGGCTTGTTGGCGACAGCCGTGCGCCGCAGCGTTATTCGGATGCGGAGCTTCTCGGCTTTGTCAACCAGACGCTCAAGCGCATGGCGGTCCTGCGGCCCGATCTGTTTGCCCATTATGGTGAGATCACGACCACGGCCAACACCGCTCTGCAGTCGCTCCCGACGGACGCGCTGCGCCTGATTGAAATCTATCAGGTGAAGAACGGCAACACCGTAACCGAGGTGAACCGGGAAACCATGGATCAGGGGTATCCGAACTGGGTGTCTGATCCGCCCGGGACGCCGTACAACTACATGCGGCATGTCCGCAACGCCAACAAATACTTCCTGTACCCGCGCCCAATCCCGGGTGTTGTGCTGCTCGGCGAGTATGCGAAGGTCCCTACGGATTACACCCTTGCCGAGGAGATCACGGTGCTGCCGGAGGCGTACTTCCCGTCCGTGGTCGACGGCGCGGTCTTCCTTGCCTCGTCGATTGACGACGAACACGTCAACTCGGGGCGCGCGAAGCTGTTCCTCGATTCATTCACCCAGAGCTTGGGCACCTCGTTGCAGGCCCGTGAGATCACGGACACCGAGATGGCCGGTATGCCCCGTGGAGGTGTTGTCTGATGGCCCGTCGTACGTTTGCCTCGCTCGCCGCCCGGATCAACCCCAGCGTTCCCGGCTGCTCACTGCCCCTGATCGTCCAGTACACCCGGAACGCGGCGCGCGTGACGTGCGAGCGGACGCTGGCATGGCGCTACGAGCAGCCTGCGTTCAGCTTGGTCCCGGGCACCTACCGCTACGATTACAACCTCCCGACCGACACGGACATCGCGGCGCTGCTGCACACCGCCCTGAACGAGAACGAGACGCTCGCCCCGATCGCATTGGAGACGGCGGCCAGACTGTTCCCCGGTTGGGTCCGGGCCTCTACGACGACGCAGGACATCGCCGATAACGGCAGCCAGCCCCGTTGCCTCACGCAGGTCGCACCGACGCAGTATCTCGTACTGCCGCCGCCCGATGCCGCCGAGACGTACACGCTGCGCATGATCTACGCGCTGAAGCCCACTCGCTCCGCCAGCGATATGGACGAGGCGGTGATGGATGAGTTGGAGGACGCCATCGTCAGCAAGGCCCTCCAAGACTTGCTCGTACTGCCCAACACGCCATGGCTCGACCGCGAGTTGGCTTCGTACCACGCGAAGCAGTTCCTCGCCCGGGTCATGGAGTACCGGGCACATGCGAACCTTGGCCATATGAGGGCGGCGCTGACGGCGCGCGCCCCACGCTTTGCATAGGAGGTCAGCATGGACGCACGGTTTATGGACACCCGCATCCGGTTGGTGCAGGGCGACACAGGCCCACAGGTGCAGGTTACACTGACCGACGAGGTGACGGGCGACCCGATCAACTTGTCCGGTGCGACGGCGGCGCTGCACTTCCGCTCCGAAGCCACAGGGGTGACCCTGTTCAGCCGGGCGCTGGTTATCCCCGTCTCTACCGCCACGCAGGGACTGGCCACCGTGGTGTGGGGGGCGACTGACCTTGACCAAGACCCCGGCGATTATGAGGGCGAGATCGAGGTCGTGTTGGCGACGGGCGTTCGCCAGACGGTCTACGACACCCTGAAGTTCCGGTTGCGTGAGGACTATGCGTGAAGCTCTATACGGATAACGACCGTATCCGCGCGCTTGTCCGGGCGGTGCGGCTCAAGACTACGACCTCGGTCGCGGCGTTCCGTATGTCTATAGCGGTGCCGTATATCCGCATCAAAGCCGCTACCGGGCGGTTTATCAAACGGTTGGTGGTCAACGACAGCCTGACGGCGTCAACCGAGGGCGGAAGCTATTTCGCCGAGGATTACGTCCAGTTCGGGTACACGATTTCATCGTTTGTGCTGGAGGTGCGAAAGGGCCGCGCTGATGATGTTGGCGTCGTCGACGAGCAGGATGTTACTTCGGCCAAGGATTTGGCTGATGGGGCCGGCGCAGCGGAAACAGTTGCGCGCCGGGCCAACGCTGTTATTATAGACGCGCCAGCCGTCGCGGATAGTGGATCGCTGCGGATGCAGGATTACTGCGCATTCGACTATTTCGCTGAGGGCTATGTCGGGACATCCCTGACTTTCTGAGGAGCCACCAAATGAACCCACGCGATAAGCTCGGCTTGGCAGGCCACCTGACCATAGTGCTCAGAGACGGCAGCGGCAAGCTCAAGGACATGCGGGAAGTGCGGAACCTCGTCGTCAATACGGGCGTAGGTTACATTGCTGGGCGCATGATCGACCCGCCTCCCGCTGCCATGTCCCACATGGCGCTGGGTTCGGGGACGGTTGCGGTGGCTGCGGGCGACACCGACCTCGGTTCGTTACTTGGGGCGAGGAAAGCGTTGGACAGTTCCACGCTGACCGGGACGATTAGCGAAAGCGTTGTCTATTCTGCGACGTTTGACCCCGGTGAGGGTACCGGCGCGGTCACCGAGGCGGGCATTTTTAACGCCTTGTCGGCGGGCACCATGCTCTGCCGCACTGTTTTCCCGGTCGTGAACAAGCAGGCTGCGGACACGCTGCAGATCACGTGGACCATCACTCTGGCAGCTACGTGAGGTGACCCATGACCACGATCACAACCCGCGCAGGTAAGGGGTCGCCACTCACCAACGCCGAGGTGGACGGTAACTTCAACAACCTCAACTCTGACAAGGTTGAGACTTCGGCCATATCTGCGTTTGGTGGTACTCTAATCGACGACGCCGACGCGGCGGCGGCTCGTACGACACTTGGTCTTGGCACCGCCGCTGTTCAGAATGATGACCGGTATGCGCACCGGGCGAACAACCTCTCCGATCTCGCAAGCGCAGCCACGGCGCTGGTCAATCTTGGCCTGACTGCCACGGCGGCGGAATTGAACCTGCTGGACGGGGCACTGGATCACGCCACGGCTGCTTGGGAGGCCGGGACTGCTACCGAGGCAGGCGTTCCATCCCCCGCAGATGTCAAGGCCGCTATTGACGCGCTGGCCGCAGCAAATCTAGCTGCGGTCGATGAAGATATCATACCGGATGCGGACAGCAGCCGCGACATTGGCAGCACGGCAAACCGCTGGGCCGAAGGCTGGTTTGATGAGGTAACGACAACGGACCTATCCGATGGGACTAACTCGGTCCCTACCACTACGGTTATCAATGGCAGCGCGAAAGCTTGGGCAAATTATGATGGAACTGTTCCATCTGTTCGTGACAGTCTTAATCTGTCCTCTCTTACTGATAATGCAACAGGTGACTTCACGGCAAATTATAGCGCAGCCTTTGCCAATGCCAACTACGCTGCTAAAGGCGCAGCTGGTAGGCAGTCGTCAACTTCAACGACTGCCTATTGGAACTTTCCAACGGGCTCTACTCTGGCCTATTCGGTCTCAGCAACAAACTTTATTTCAGGGTACAGCATCGGCACAAGCTCTGGCATGGGCGTCCTTGATTGTTTTATCACTTTATTTTCGGTCGACGGAGACCTCGCATGAGCCATCTCTGGGACCGCCTAGCAGAAGCCAAGAGCCGCCTTGCACCTGTGCAAAGCAAGCACCGTGTGCTATTCGAAGACCCGTCAAATCCAGATGCGGCTGCCGCTGTGCTTGTGCCTGACCCGAATTGGATGGCCGCAGCACTAGAAGGTGGCATCCTGCCGCCCATCGACGCCTATTTGCGCGATCAAGACGTGCCCGATGGCCAGCCCAAGGAACACCCCTACGCTGAACCCATCGGTGCTATGACCGAGGAACAGGCCGTCGAATATCTAATTCAAAAGGACATTCCGCCCGCTGTGTGGCGTGACTATGCAGGCAACAGGTGCATCTTGCGGATCGTCCCGGTTGATATGGTTCCTTCTGATCGAACCTATCGCAACGCATGGCGGATCAATCAAGACAACCCAATCCAGGAGGCCGCATAATATGGTTCAGTCACTTATCAACATCAACGGCGACATCCGCGATGCGGGCTCGCTGACTGTCCCTGCCGACCGCGTGTTTCGTGGCGCTTGGCAATTCAACGGCGCGGCTGTCGAGATCGACATGACCGCTGCGCGTGGCATCCACCGCGACAACCTGCGGGCAGAGCGCGCACCGCGTCTGTCTGCGCTGGACGTTGACTACATGAAGGCGCTGGAAGAAGGCGACACCGCTGCACAGCAAGCCATTGTGTCGGTCAAGCAGGCACTGCGCGATGTGACTGCGGATGCTCGGATCGCTGGCGCTGCCACCCCTGACGCGCTCAAGGCTCTGACGCTCGACGCGCTGCTTGCCTAATAGGAGGCTGGCATGACATCGAAAGCATTTGACCTCGCCCAACTTGGCAACGCCTTCGCGGATGGTTCAACAACGCCTTCATCCCCTTCGACCCCGCCAACACGGACTACGCCGAGTATCTGGAATGGCTGGCCGGGGGCAACGAGCCGCTGCCTGCCGACAAAACGCCGGAGTGATAGATGAACACTGTTGCTGAAGCGCATAAGCGCCTTGATAGAATTGAGCCTAAGCTCGAGCAGATCGACCGGGATGTGACGACACTGAAAACCGAGACGCGTATTCAATTCAAAGAACTGTTCATCCGCATCAAGCGTGTCGAGGCGCTGCTTGTTGCTTCAGCCGGGGCTATCATCTCTATGCTGGTGGCGATCTTGCTAAAGTTAGCATGAAAAATGGACCCAATTACGATCAACGCGATGGAGTCAAACAAATGATCGGAAAACTCATCGAACCTGTAACGAGTCTCTTGGATAAATTCATCGAGGACAAGGACCAGAAAGCGCAGCTTGCGCATGAACTTGCCACGATGGCAGATCGCCACGCGCAGGATTTAGCCCTTGCGCAGATCGAAGTGAACAAGGCAGAGGCTGCATCTGGCTCTTTGTTCAAGGGCGGCTGGCGTCCGGCTGTTGGTTGGATTTGCGCTAGCGCCTTTGCCTACCACTTCGTGCTGCAACCTTTCTTGGTGTTTGTGCTCGTTACCTTCAACGTCACTGGGCTGCACCCAAGTGATCTGCCCCAGTTCGACATGACATCTCTGATGACTGTCCTCATGGGCATGTTGGGCCTCGGTGGTCTGCGCACCTACGAAAAGCAGAAAGGCGTTTCCAAATAAAACTCACCGTCGAACAACTTTCCGCCATGCTGCCCACCAACAAAGAGGTGGCAGAGTGGTGTGACGAACTGAACAAAGCCCTACCCAAGTACGAGATCACCACTTCGCTGCGGGTTGCTGCGTTCATCTCTCAGTGCGCCCACGAGTCACGCGACTTCACTGCACTGGAAGAAAACCTGAACTACTCGCAGCAGGCTCTGGAGCGGGTGTTCGGTCGCTACTTCGGGCCGGGCAAGCGCAACGCTGCTGAATATGCGCGCAATCCCGAAAAGATCGCGAACTACGTCTACATGGATGAGTTCCGCAGCAAGTCGGGTGCGCTGGGTAATACACAGCCGGGTGACGGCTGGCGCTTTCGTGGCCGTGGTCTCAAGCAATTGACCGGGCGTAACAACTATGCTCGCTTTGCCAAGGACTACGACATGACGCCAGAACAGGCGTCCGACTGGATCGAGACCAAGGAGGGCGCACTGGCGTCCGCTCTGTGGTTCTGGAACACGAACAACCTCAACCCTGTTGCCGACACGGGTGCCGTGGCTGCGCTGACCAAGCGTATCAACGGCGGCGACATCGGACTGGCTGACCGCCGTTTGCGGTTTAGTGTGGCAATGCAAGCGTTGATGGGCGAGATTCCCCCCCGGGCGACAGTCACCGAAACGCTGCGTAAGGGTAGCACCGGTGATGCAGTGAAGCGGCTTCAGCGCAAACTAGGCCTCATCGCTGACGGAGCCTTTGGCCCCAATACTGAGGCCAAGGTAAAGGAGTGGCAGGCAGCCGACGGTCTTGTAGCCGATGGTGTTGTTGGGCCGCAGACACTAGCAAAACTCATAGCGCGAGGATAAAGCCATGATGGACAAAAAGAAGAAGCCCATGTCGTACAAAAAAGGTGGTATGGTGTTCAAACCATGCGCCTCTTGCCCTAGCCCGATGAAGTGTCGGGCCGCAGGCAAGTGCGCGAAGAAAGAAGCGGCGAAGAAAAAGAAATAAGAGATGGCAGGGATCAAGCTCCAGAGGTTTCTCGGTAAGGCTCCGCGCATCGCGCCGGAGCTGCTTCCCGATATGGCCGCGCAGGTTGCGACCAACGTCAAGTTGTATTCTGGCGACTTGATCCCTTACCCTCAGCCGGTGGTCGTGGGCAACCACGGGCTGACCGGTGCCGCCCCGGTGACGCTGCACGCTCTCTACAACCCATCGACGGATGAACCGGAGTGGCTTGTGTGGGACAAGGATGTGGACGTTGCCACGCCCGCCGGGTCCGAGAACGTCGAGGAGCAGCGGTTCTACTACACCGGCGACGGCGCTCCCAAGGTCTCCAACTATTTGCTGGCCACGACCGGGGCCGCGCCCTACCCCGTGGATTACTATGACCTCGGCCTACCGCTCCCGACCCAGAAGCCAACGGCTGTAGAGGCTGCGTTCACCACCAAGACGACGGCGACCTATGCCCGGGATGCCGGTGGCCTTGTCACTATGACGACCTCGACCGCGCACGGCCTCAAGACCGGTGCCTTCGTCACAATCAGCGGGTTCACCAACGTCTCGGGGACGTACAGTCAGGCCGGTACCACCATCACCGTGACGATCACCGGTCACGGTCTGGCCATCGGGTCCAAGGTCCTGCTGCGGTTCACTTCGGGTGCAGCAACCGCCAACATCTTCACGGTTGTGACCACGCCAACGGCGGACACCTTCACCGTCACGGCCTCGGTGGCTGCGACCACTAGCGGGAACGTGGACTGGGACATCTCGAACCTGAACGCCACCTCGATCAAGATCACGGTGCTTGATTCGACGACCTTTACCTACACCAGCCCGGGCTTTCAGGTCTCGACCATTTCGAGCGCCGCCGGGCGCGTGGACCTTGCAGGCGATACGCAGGCGCGCAGCTACCTCTACACGTGGTTCACCCCGTGGGAGGAGGAGTCGATTGGTTCCGAGCCGTCGGACGAACTGTTCATCAAGGAAGGGCAGACCGTCACGATCAGCAACCTGCCCACGGCTCGGCCCGCCGGGCAGAACTTCATCCGTGGCATCCGCCTCTACCGCACGCTCTCGACGGTCGCGGATACCGAATACCTGCGGCTTGCCACCCTGTGGTTCCCTATGACGGTGTCGAATGTCACAGGCACCACGGTCACGACAGCTGAACCCCATAATCTCGCGGTGGGCAGCTACTTCAAGATCAGCACCGGCGTCTCCGGCGGCGAGGTCACGGATGTGCTCGATGATTTCCGCTTTGTCTACACCGGTGGTGTCGGCGCGGGTGGCACGGGCGGCACACTCTACCACGATGTCTCGGAGAACCCCGGCACGACGACGCCTCGGTACTGGGGCGACGGGTCGTATGACTTCGTTGACGACTTCAACGTCACCAGCCTACTCAACGCGCTGGTGACGGACGACTACGACCCGCCGCCGGAGGGCCTCAAGGGCCTGACGCTGTATAATAACAACATCCTCGTGGGTTTCGTCGGCAACGAACTCTACTTCTCTGAGCCGGGCCAGTACCACGCATGGCCGCGTGTGTACAAAAAGGAAATCCCGTTCAACATCGTCGGTCTGACCGTGTTCTCAGGCTACCTGCTGGTCGTCACCGAGAGCTACCCGTACCTCGTGGCTGGTAACGACCCTGTCGTACTTACGTTGACCCGTATGCCCGCTATGTACCCATGTCTGAACAAGCGCAGCATCGCCAACATGGGTTCTGGAGTGATGTACGCCACCCATGACGGGCTGGCACTCTACTCGACCACGACCGGTCCGCAGCTTGCGACCCGGCTGCTGTACAACAGCGACACGTGGAACGCCGATCTTGACCCGACCACGCTCATCGGCACGGCGTACAAGGATACCTACCTCGCATGGCACTCGGCAGGCGGTATCAGCTTCGAGCGGGATGATCGCGTCGGCGGCTTCTTCGTGGACCTCGTGACGGCTCAGCAACCCGAGGCGACGTGGTATGACCCGCTCACCAACAACCTATTCTACACCACCGGCACCGACGGTGACGTGTACCTCTGGGATGACCTGACCCAGCCTGCCCAGCCGTTTGAGTGGAAGTCCAAGGTCATTGTCACCCAGAACCCGATCAATATCGGCGCGGCACAGGTCGATGCCGACTACGCTGCGACCTCACCCGTCTGGGACACCGTGACCGACACGTGGGGCACTTCGACTATTCTGTGGAGTGTTGATGGCGGGGTTACATTCAAGCTATGGGTCGATGGCGATCTGGTCCTGACCCAAGAACTGGACAGTCGCAGAGTGTTTCGTCTGCCTCACGGGTACCGTTCGGATACATTCGAGGTAGGTGTAGAAGGTTCTGTGCGGCTGAGGACGGTCCGCATTGCCGAGACACCGACAGGATTGAGGGAAGTCTGATGGCGTTACAACCCAGATACACGGCAGTTCCGGCGGTCCCCCTCGTGGGGATCGAGGAGTGGCAGTCGCAGCTTCTGAATGCGATGAAAGAGAACATCGAGTTGCTGACCGGCACGCGCGGTGAGCCTGATCTGGCCAGCGTGGCCATCAATCGCGCCCGGCTCACCGTGGCTGTTCCGCCTGCCCAATCCATGGTGCAGGTGAGCGCGCAGGGGAGCGGCGCTACCATCAGCGGGGCGAACATCCCGATCCTCGAAGATTACGTCCAACTCATCACCGACGTACAGAAGCTCGCCAACGACGTAGCCAACCTGCGGGCGACCGTGGAAGTGCTCATCACGCAACTGAGGGGATAACCATGGCCCGTGCTCCAATGAACAACAACCAGCGTGCCACACAGGCACAACCCTCCCAGCGCGCAGCGCAGCCGACGACTCTGCCACTCGTGTTGCAGGGGCTTATGGCCGCTGCACCGCAGCCGCCTGTCATGGCCCCGGGCCGTGGTCTTGCTGGCGCAATGCCCTCGCTCGCCGGGGCTATGGCCCCGCAACAGGCCGGGTTCGGACAGGTTCCGTCATATCAAGTTGGCGGGGCTATTGGCCCCGGCGGGCAGCCCATGCGCCCCGCCGGTATGACCATGCCCGGGCAGACAAATCCGCAGGAACCGATCTCGCCGCAGATGATCGAGATGCAAATCCAAGACCTCGCCACCCGCAACCCGCAGGTGCTGGCGCAGATCAGGCAGGCTATCGACGAGGCCGTGATGAGCGGCGAACTGACCCAGCAGGAACTGAACATGATGGTCCAAATGGCCACCACGGTGCTGCGCGATCCGGCGCTCTACCCGCAGGTTCGCCAGTTCGCCATCCAGCAGGGTATCGCCACCGAGCAAGACCTGTCGCCCGAGTACGATCAGGGCCTTATCATCGCCATCCTCATCGCCGCTCGCGCCGCGCAAGCCAGTGTGGGCGGTCAGAACATGATGGCCGGTGGTTCTCCACAGATGGCACAGCAACGCCCGATCCAGTCGCTTGAGAAAGGCGGACGGGTACAGGGTACCGACAGCGAGCCGGTACTTATTGAGGCGCATACAGGCGAATACGTGATCCCCAAGCATATCGTGGATATGAAGGGGCGTGAGTTCTTTGACCGCATGTTGGAACAGTATGTAAAAAACAATGACAAGTGAGATGCACATAAAGCTGCTGGCCCCTGAGGAGGTCGACGACATCTGGCCCAAGCTGGAGCCAATGTTTGAAGCCTCTTGCGAAAGCAACGAGGTCGGTATCTTGGACATCACACCGGATGACATCCACATTCTGGCTGCCGCTGGTGAGTGCGCGATCTTTGTCGGGTCAGAGGAAGAAGAACCCAAGGTAGTCGTAGCGATCCAGTTCAACGAATCGAACGGCCACAAGGGTGCAGATGTCATCGCCATGGGCGGTGAGCGGCTGCTGAAGTTCAAGAACGCCTACTGGGCGTTGATTCTGGACTGGCTGAAAGCCAACGGGTGTGAGTTCTTGGATGCCTACGCAAACGAGCGGCTCGCTAAGGTTTACAGGAGCAAGTTTGGCTTTAACAAATCATGCTCGTATGTCAGAATGACGCTATAGGAGGCAGCGATGTCGAAGGGTGTCAAAAAAGTTCTAGGGGTCGTAGCGGCAGTTGTTGTCCCCTTCGTCGCTCCGGCTATTGCCGGGGCCATCGGTATCTCCAGTGCGCTCGGGCCCGCTGCAGTGGGGGCTGGCCTCGGGGCAGCAGCCGCTGCAGCCACAGGAGGCAACCCTCTACTCGGCGCTGCGCTGGGGGGAGTCGGTACCTTCGCCGCAGGCGGCACTCAACCCCTCGTCGCAGGACAGAAGTCCGTGGGCGGTGGGCTTTTTGGCGGGCCGGGTATGACCACGGGTACTCCGCTGTACCAGCAGGCAGGCTACTTGCAAGGCGGGGCGTCCAGTCTTTTGCCACCGGCAGCCACGGCAACCGGTGCAGGCGCTGGGTATCTGGAGGCAGGCACTGCCGCTGCAGCGGGCGCTGGTCGGAAGGCCCTTCAGTCCGGTATCGCTGCCCTGACTGATCCGGCCACGCTCGCGCGCATCACCTTGCTCGCTGCTACCGGCGATATGACGGGGGTATCGGCAGCCGAGGAAGAACTGGTGAACCTGCGCAAGCAGGAGCTTCAACAGATCGCTGCGACCAACCAAGAACTGTTTGAGCAGCAGGTGCGGGAGGCAAACAACTTCATGCAGATGGCCGCGCAGCAGGCCCCGAACCCGCAACAAGCGTTTGCCGAGACCAAGATCGCCACGGAGCGGCAGCTTGCCGAGCAGACCCGTGGTCTTGATGCGGGCGCGGCGTCCTTGGCCCAGCGCCGGGCAGCCATCCGTGGTACGCAGACAGGTGCAACGGCGGCAGCAGCCGAGGAAGCCCGTGGTCGTGGGGCCCAGACCTCGCTGATGGAGGCGGGCCTGCGGTTGCTTCCGACTTCTGCCCCGGAGCGTTATGCCGGGCTGGCGCTTCCGATGTATGAAGACCTCGCCGAGCGTGGCCGCCAAGCCCGGGCCGATCTGGTCTATGGCGTGACACGCGCTGCACCCAACCTGTTCGGCGGCATTGCGTAAAGGAAAGAACCATGGCGTTGACTGTAGCGAATGTCGGACGGGGCAACTACGTCCTTGGTGGTCTTGGGCGTGTTGGAGGTCCGAGCGCGGCAGAAGCCATGGACCTCGCCCAGCAGCGCGAACAAGAGTTCCGGAACGCCCAGCGTACGGCCCGCGAGACTGAACAGCGTATGGCGTTGGCACAGGCACAAGAGGCACGGACGCAACAGGAGTTCGAGGCGCAGCGGGCCGCCCGCGCAGCGGCACAGGCCCGGGCGGGGCAGCAGCGCGCTGCTTTTGAGGCGTATACTCGCGCGGCTACCGCAGGCCCGGCCCCGACGACGGCGGGCGTACGGCGTCCTGTCGACAACTTCGTCACCCCGACGGCGGAGAACCCCTTCCCGCTGTTACCGACCCGGACTGGTGTCGGTGTTCCGCTGAATGTGGAGCCGCCTGCCGGAGTGCGCGTCGGTGCCCCCCGTGGGCGGGACCGGGTCGAGTCGCCCGTCCAAGGGCCGCCTGTACCGCCCGCGCGGAGGTCGGTTATCATACCGGAGCTTGGGTTCCCCGCCCCGCCGGGCGCTGGGGTACAGTTCCCATCGGTGTTCAACCAAGGCGGTACAGCCGCGCTTGCGGGTGGCGGGGGTGCAGATACACTTGCGGGCGGCGGAGGTACAGATACACCCACTGGTCCGGCAGCTGTACCCGCAGGCCAACCTGCTCGGGCCGAGTTCGGCGGCGTTGCGTTTGACGTGTACCCTGACGGGCGGATCGTTAACACACTAACCAACACGGAACTCCCCATGACTGGGGAGTTTGATGCGCTTCGGTCTGTTCTTACCCAGCAGGTTGGTATGAGTCCTGCGGGCGTTGATTCGCGGGCCGCTGCAGCCCAGACGTTCGGGGAGAGCGTCCGCAGTGGGGTTGGCGGTGCACTTGACCGGTATGCAGGTGTGCTGAGTGCTGCGGGCACAGGGTTGTACGGGCTTTACAGCGATGTACTTGGACCGGTTGCTGCCACCGTGGGCGCGACAGACCTTGCGGCTGCGCTCGAACGGCAGTCTGACATTGCATATAACGTTGCGCTCACCAATCTTCGCCAAGGGCTTTCGGCGACGGCGGGGCTTTCCGCTGCTGACTTCGACATGGAGCCTGAGACGTTCCGCGCTGCAGTGCGGCAGGCTGAAGCAGCATTCGAGGCAGAAGAACCGGCGGAGCGCACCGGACAAGACCCGTTCATCGTGGAGGAAGAGACCCCCACTGGTCCTATCGCTGGGCTAAGCCCGGCGGGTGCGACGAATCC